TGTTTATAATATCTCTATCTTCAGTTGTCACTTGACCATAATTAACCTCTAAACGTAATTTATTAGTTCCTGCATAGAATCCACTTTCCCTAGAACGTGCCGGTCTTCCTCTTAGGTTATTATTATCTAAATTGACAGGAACTCCACCAATAGTTTTTACATCGGAAAGAATGTTTCTTACCGTGTCAATCCAAATAGTTCCATCTACTCCAAATTGAGCATTTGCTTCATCTTGACTAATTCTTTCATCTACAATAACATCTTCGGTTACTGTCACATTTTCATCGGGAAGAACTAAAGTAACTTCATTCTCGACCATATTATTGACGGTTCTGAATTCTTCCTCAATCCAAGAATCAATAGGTGGATTTAGTTGAATAATACCTTCCCAGTATCTAACCAAAAATGGAGTTACACTCTCAGTCTTCGTTGCATACGGTTGTTCATAATATAGAACCTCATTGTAATCAAGAGTAATTAAATCTCCAGTTTTTCTAATTCCAGGAGACCCGAGATCAGTAACATAACTCTGGTCTACATTGGGATTAAATGTCTGACCAATTCCTGAGATTGCTTCAGAACCAAGTTGTAAATCTATCAGTGTAGTATAATGTCTTGGTCTAAGAGCTGCTTTACTTGTATCAATTGCAGATCTAAATGATAGATTTGAAACATCTTGATATTGTTGAGTCATAAAGTTATCAACAAAGAATCCACACTTAAATCTATCAAGTCCAGTTTCAGCATCTTTAATAACTAAGTTTTCAGTCTTAGTTTCTAGCATTGTGAGAGTAGTATATTTTTCAAGTCTTTGAATTCTATCTTCAAGTTTAGAGATATCTGACATACGATATCTCTTATGAATACTCATATCCACTGCAACGTTTTTTACATTATATGTGTAAGGTGGAACGTAAATTGTTGCAATATCTAAAGTATTTGATTTATTTTTGGGTTCAACTGGAATATTATCCGGTTCACCTTGAATAATTTCAAATAGTCCATCCGATTTTAGAATAACTTTATCAATTCTTCCTACGTAGTAAGTGTAATTTAATGTAATATTTTCTCCTGGAGCAAGAATATATTCTGAATATTGCCCATCAACTGCAAAGTTTCTTGAATCAAACTCAAATGGAGATCTAGTTGATGAAGTGAAAGAACCAACTCTTGGTCTTATATCAACAAAATCCGTTAATCGTACATTACCATAATAAGGAACATCATACTTAAAGTTTTCTTGGTTATAACTGTTAACTGTTATAAATTCTCCAGTATCCGAAGGATCAATGGTGTAATTTTGAAATATAACTCTAAGTTTACCTTTTGGTTCTGCTACGTTTCTTTTTCTTACAATTCTGGAATAGTCGTAATATGTTGATCTTTGTCCGTCATCTAATGAATAGTTATTTGAAACATTTTTACTTCCCCTTAGTTTTGAAGAAACTATGGCTTGAATAGATGATTCATCACCAACAATGACTTCTCCAATGCTGAATTTAAAGGTGTTTAGATTGACGTATTCTAACTTGTTTGAATCTTTTTTATTGACTATTATAGCAACAGCACCAGAGGACTGACCCTTAATCTGCTCCCCAACAACAAAATCTACGTTACTGTTTGAGGGTCCACTAAAACCGCTTAGTGTTAAAGTTGGAAGAACAGGATCGGAAATATCTTCAGATTCAAAAATAGCCAAAAATCTAGCAACATCCGGCACACCAAGACTTATTTGTTTATCTTGAACTCTTGTTCCATAGATTTTGCTATAAGTAAGTCCGTCATTAAGAGTTGTAGTTCCAATTCCCGATGATGTAAGTTTTGAGTTGGAAATTACAACCGAAGAGGTTTTGTTAAATTTCTTAGATTTTGAACTTGCTCCGATATTTTTTACAGTTGCAATAAGTTCATAATTTCCAGAACTTTTTGAAAGATTTGAAAGTGTTATTGTTTTTCCTGTAGTGGATAATAAGAATTGGTCACGTCTTAAAGATTCGTAAGTTCCATCTGGGTATGAAAGAACATATCGATCTTCATCAAAAGATTCAAAGAAAATATCAATGTCTTCCGTCGGAATCGTAACTGAAACGGTATTATTGGAAAAAGAATCACTAAACGATCTTCTTTGAACTACTTCGTTCTCCGCAAAATCTAACGTAGCAATATTTTTATCACCAAGTAAAGTCATTAAAGACTTAGTTCCAGAAATATTAGATTCAATTTTAAAAATATTTGTTATATTTTGTTCATTATCCGATAAAGCACCATTACAAACTCCAGTTACTGGAGTAATCCCCTGAATTTCAAAATAAGTTCCACCAAGACTCACATTGGTTACTTTATTGTAGATTGGGTCACTTCCAATTGAAGAATATGAAATAATGTCTCCAGGTTTTATTAATTTTACAAAATTCTTTTCCAATCCTGCAGAAACTGTACTAATTCCTCCACTAGAAGCAGTTATATTGAACGTAGTTCCTGGACTTGCAATATAAGATTTTCTACTTAGTAACAAGTCTGCATTAAATGTAGATATTCCAGTTTGAGAATATATCGACTTAATATCTCTTATTGAATAATCTGTTACCGAATTAATTAATCTGGAATCATCAATTCCATTTATCGATATTGGTTCATTTTCTAAGAATTTTCCACTAACTTGATATAATGTTAAAGAGTCTACTCCCGCAGCAGTATCTGATACAAGATAACCCGAGGCATTGCTTCTCTTTCCTTCGACGAACGCAGGGGTAGATAGTGTATCCGTAAATGAAGTTGTTAATCCTATAGTTGTGTATGTTTGAATATCAAATAATCTTAGTTCAAATCTACTTGTATAATCAATATAACTAGTCTCTGGGACAAAATCATAAACTCTTGCGTATCCAATCGTAGTGCCGGCAGCAACATATGGGACGGAACCAACTCTAGAATCCATCAGACTAACAACAGAATCCGTTCCCAGTCCTGGAGTTGCTGATCCATAAACATTATTAACTACACACAAAGAACCGGAGTCATATGATAAAGATTGGGTATCTGATTTTTTGGTAGTTCTTGCTTTCGGAACATCCAATAAAGTAGCTGCAATAGTTTCTACATCATACCCCTGCACATATGCTTTCCCCGGTCCAATCTCATAAACCATTAAATCTTCTGATGGAGTATTTCCTTGTGCTGTTCTTTGATTCTCAAAAAACATTCCATCCGATAGAGTTCTATCATTCAAAGAATCTCTTACAAATAGAGTAAATGGTTTTACATAATAATCTCCCGATTCATCAAAAGTTCTTCTTGCTAGTTGATCTCTTAAAATATTATATTGAGGATTTACCTCAAAAAACTGAGGAATTCCTCCCTTAACTCTTAAAATTTCGACAAAAGAATCTGTATCGTTATCATCAATTTCTCTCTTTGAGAGAAACAACTCTAATTTTAATCGATCTGCTCCGGGAGCTGAGTAATTTAAAAATCCTTGAGCATTATCGAAAAGTGTTTCATCTTGGTCCGAATTAACAATAGTTTCTACGACTTCAAATCCAACTTTATATGAAGGATTTATGCCATATTGATCTAATAAAATCACTTGTTCGCTAACACTTGCAAAAATTCCCCTTACAAAATAAATGCCAGGAGCTACAGAAACCGAAGAACCTTCTGCTGTTGCATTCTGAGAAAGTGTATTTGCAAATCCTTGTCCGGATTGTATTGTTAATCCTTTATATGTTAAAGCATTTTCTAGTAAAAGAGTTTCTCCATCTCTAAAAATCTTTATATCAAAATCCTCACCACCACTTTGAAGATACTTAATATAAAGAGTATAATTATTCCTTTCAGATTCTGTATCTCTCAAAAGATATACCACTTCAGCAGTTACGTTGCTGTTTTGACCCCTAATTTTTTTACCTAATAATTGATCAAAATATAGTGAAATTGGAATCCCATTATATTGAGATTCGATTTGAACAGCATAGAGGGGAGAATCGTATTTTAGTTGTCCCGGAATTACAACTGATCCTTCTTTGAAAATATTAGTTCCAAATCTTTCAATTTGATTTTGAAGAATTGATTGAATAGTGTTCAATTCTCTTGCTTGTATTGGATATCCAGGTTTAAATAAAACTTTATAATAGTCTTTTTGCGGGTCAAAATTGTCAAAATATGGAGAGACGTTGAGATTAGTTTCCTGTGGCATAATTCTTTAGAATTGCAAAATAACTTTAATATCTTCTTTTTGATTCGGAGATCTAGTAATAGATGGTCTATTATCTACATAAATGATATTTCCTGAGTATTTTTTGACTTCAGGATTTGATACACCATTAATAAAATATTGTCCAAGATTATATGTTCTATTATTTATTGTAGTAGTTATGCCCGTAAAGTCAGTATCGATATATAAATTTGTATTATCAATAAATACAGTTCCACCAATCCCCACCGAACTAGTAAATCTTTGTAGTTCTATTCCATAAGTTGGAGATGGATTTGGAGATCCATTGGTATTAAATCCAACAAGAGATTTATCCTGCCAATACTTTAAAACACCAGTTTTTTGATCATAAGAAATAACTCTACCAACTGCAGTAATTCCGGTCCCTATTGTTTGAGTAAATCTAGAATTTGGAATAAATGATGTAGTTTGGTAATCATTTCCGGAAAGTTTTAATGCATATACTGCACTAACTTTATCAATATCAAGTAGTGATGTTGAATTGTATGCTTCTGGGTTTTCTATGATTCCAACTCTAGCAACTTTATTACCAGTAATAAAATCTGGATTTTCTAAATCATTTTCAATTCTAGAAAAAATTAAAACATTATAAGCTCCAAGTTCTCTATAAATATCTGCCCCATGTCCTCCTTTTGGTGGAATGATAACATCAAAAGTCGGAGATGTACTTCCAGTCGGTACATTTCCTCCTATTAAATCTACAGTTCCGTAAGTATATCCAGATCCACCTATGGAAACTGTAATAGATTCTACTTTGGAATCATTATTAACCACAATTGTTGCCTTTGCACCATTACCATCTCCTTTAATTGGAACATTTGTATATATTTTATTTGGTTGCCCTAAATTTTCTCCGCGATTTGTGATTGTTATTATTTTAAGTTGATTGTTTTTTATAGCGGAATTTGATCTTATTGCTAAACTTTCGGAAGAATTTTGCCAATCTTTTGGTACTGGTATAAAATTAACCGTATCGAATTTTATAATTTCACTTGGTTTAATTGTATAAAGATATTTCCAAATATATCCATCACCACTCGATCCAGCAGATTTTGGTTCTAAATCAGTGAAGGTTGGTTCATCCAATGATGGTTTTCCTGCGGGATTTTCTGGATCAGTTCCATTTTGAAGACAAATATAAACCCTATAGTCACTATTAATTACGTAGTAATTTGAAGAATATAAACTTGTCGATCCTAAGGTAGAAGTATTTGTTCTACTAATATCATGGCGATACATATCATAAGTTGTGCCAGAAGACCAAGTATTTTTTCGAATAACTTGATTTACATCACTTTCTTTAATTTTTTTCAAAGCAACCATAGTATCCCAGTAATCATTTTCTTGCTCAAATGAATCCTTGGGTGATGGTGGATTTACTTCCCAAGAAGATAAGTAATCGGTTGCATTAGTTAAACCAACGAAAGAATAATAAGAGTTTGAAGAAGAAGTTGCGGCAGCAACAAAGTTCTTTGCATTCAATATTCTTAATTGATCAGTTATAATTGCAGACATTTTGCAGTTTTTTATCTATTTATGTATTATAGTTTAAATATTTTAAGCGATTAAATCTTTGAACAATGGGAGAGGATGAAATACCTCCTATATTTGCATATGTATTAAATTGTTGTGGATTGGGTCTAATTGGAACAGAAATTCTACCCCAACTATATTCCCCATAAAAACCGCTAAATCCAATACCAGTTAGTTCATTATAGTCTGCCACGCTTATAGTCACTTTAGCCACATTAGTAATCCCCACTCCAGAAACTGCAGTTTGTGCAATTGAAACTGCAGATACATGGTAAATATTATCCATAAAAGATGTCCCAATCCCAACAATATTATTATCAAAATCCAAAGAGGTAAGACCATTGCCAATATTTGAATTTTTAATGGTAAAATAATAACCAGTTTGAATTCCACTAATTCCAGTAGTAGCACTTCCAACTTTTACTATATCAGAATTTCTTAATATTGAATCATTTGGAATGAAAAAGTCAAATATAATTCCCGTAGAGGCAATACCAATGGAAGTAGTTTGAACGCCAGTAATAATCCCAAAATCTCCCTCATATGAAACAAGATCTATAGATTCATAAGTTATTGTTGGAGATTCGATTAAAACGGAAGGTGGTTGAGATTGAAGATATCCAGATCCACCAAATGTTACTGAAATACCAGTTACCACTCCATCGGAAATAATCGCTGTTGATATTGCAGTATTTTGTACTGCGGTTGTTCCAAATCCAACCGGCGCTGCAATAGAGACGGTAGGGGATATGGAGTACCCCATACCTCCATCGGAAATGATTATGGATGAAATTGTACCTGAAGATGATACAAGTGCTGTTGCAGATGCAGAAACTATTGAATCTTGAGAAATTATTAAAATTTTATTCTGCGGCAATTCCATAGTTCCATTATGAAAATATTCCTTTTCGCTGTCAAAAAATGCTTTAACACTTTCGACAAAAATTTCATCAGATTCTATATTGATATTTTGTATAATATTTGTGCTTGGTTGAATATAAGGTTCATAAATTGTTCTATCTTTTCCTATTTGTTGTCCATTTATAACTAAATCCTCAGTTTGTCTACACCATATTAAAGGTCTCAACAAACTTTCATCTCCAACTATCCCTGGACCAAGATAAACATTCGTATTTACAATATCTGAAGAAATTATTTCTATAGAAGATCTATTTTCTTCTGTAAATTCTATTTTATCATCCAATAATGTTAGTTTATCTCCTACTTTAACCGTTTCTAGAATATCAGAAATTTGTGTATCTATACCTTCAGTTCCAGCATAAAACATAATTTTGCACAAATCTCCCTCTTTTGGAGGTTCCGTAAATCTTATAATACTTCCCCCATTAAAAATATATGCAATATCCGGGACTTGTAAAACATTATTAATAAAAATGAGTAATGTATTTTTAACTTTTATATTTGATCCTGGTCTAGATCTAATTGTTACTTGATTTCCGTTAATATTGATTGGGAAAGTTGTTCTGACGCCATCAAATAATGGATCTATAGGGTCAATAATCTTAAGAGAACCAATAGTCCAAGATGCAAATTGATCCGAATATGTCCTATCAATTGTAATTTGAAATTCTGAAAAAGTTGATGAACTATCGGTAGCAATTCCCATAGTTCCTCCGATCGGTAAAGTCAATATTTCACCAACCTTATACCCATAACCAAGATTTTTCAATTCAAATGAAATTATACTAGATCCTTGTCCAACAACAACATCTATGCTTGCATTAGTTCCAATACCAGAAACTGACTGAGAACTATAAACTAATGGAATATTTGAATATGATAATGGATCATCAAAAAATACAACGGGTGGGTTTGATGATGTATATCCGGAACCAGGATTTGTTATTGATACGCTTACAATATTTCCATTGCTTACTGCAGCAGTTCCAATAAATTCTATATTTGGAATACCTGTGCTTGAAGTTGCGACTCCAACATTTACTATAGATTGAATTCCCGATCTATATCCAGATCCACTATTACCTATACTAATAGACTCAATTGTTCCCGCAACAGAAACAATAGCAGTTCCTCCTGCCGATATTAGTGGTTGATATCCAAATCCTTCGGTAGATCCAACAGAAATAATAATACCACCTCTAGGCAATCCTGATGTATTAGTATCATAATCTGAAGTAATTGCTCCTCCTGCACCTGTAAATGTTATTGTAGTAATTCCAGAACTTTCGGCTAAATAATAATCATTTGTAATTTGTAGTGGACTTGTGCTGGGACTTTGTGCGATATTATTAATTAGAACAATTGAATTGTCGGTAGATATTCCTGATATACTAAGCCCATTTGATTTTAATTCGAAACTTTTATCAATTCCATTAAAATTGTGGGAAATATCGTCAAAAATATAATTATTTGAATAAGGATCATCAACACTATCAGGGATCGCAGATCTTAAAAATACTCTTCCACTAAATGAAGAACTTGTTGAAATTCCAATATAATCTATCTCATCAAACCTAGATGATGGATTTGGAAAAGGAACTTTTCCAAAAGGAGGTTCGGTAAAATAAATTTTATTCTCAATAATATTGTATTGACCATAAACTTTAGTCACTAAACTCGAAGAAGAATGAGAAGATATTCCTGTACCTAACCATCCCCTATATACTCCTATAGAATTTGTGCTTCCAAGACCTACAGAATTTACTTTCATAATTTCATCATCAATCTTAATTAAATCTCCTCCATATATAAATTCTGTATTGTCTACATAAATTTCAAAGTCAAAAAATTGAAGATCGGAAGATAAAATTGTAGTAACCGCAGATGATACTATTGGACTTTGAATTGTATTATCAATCCCAATAATAACTTTTTTGTTTTGATTTTTTGATGTAAATATATGAGAATTTCCAATTCCTAAAGATGATAAATTTATAAAATTTGGAATAGATTTAAGTGCTTCAGATGCAGAAGATGCAACCCTTATATTTGAATCATCCACTTTTATAATATATAAGGATTGTGGAAGTTTATCCGTTATTCCTATTCCCAAAATAGATGTCGTAGCTATGCCAATTGCTTGTGTAGTTCCAACTCCAGGATAAGAATAAATTACTTCTTCTCCACTAACATAAAAATTATTTGGAATACGAATAATATTATTTTCCAAATCCACAATATTTGAATCACTTGCATCAAAATATCTCTGGAATATTGGGAAATTATCACTAGTCAAATCAAATTGTTTTTTAACATCGTTATCTGTTCCGGTATAAACGGACTGAGCATAGTCAATAAATCCATTTATCAGCGAAATTCGATCAGAATCACTTTTTAAACCCAAACTAATAGAAAATACTTTAACATCAACTTCAATATTTGGATTAGGTGTAAAATAAATTACGGTATCTGTTCCAAAAATACCGGCAGTTATTATGCCAAGATTATTCCCTGTTTGAAGAATTCCAAATTCTGTTGTATAGCATTTATTTTCACTAAGATTTGTTAATGATAAAAATTCCGATGCTTGATATTGTGAATTTGATTTATCTTCAATACTAACAATTAAATATGATCCATCATATGAATTATTTGAATATGAAGTTATGACGTTTGATGATGGAGAAATACTTGAAGAAATTTCTACAGATGAAGAAGAAACTGCACTTCCACTTATAATTTCAGTTCCAATTCCAGAAGAAATTGTATTTGCTAAAGAAACATTGAATGTATTAACAACATAATCAATAGTAGTTGAATTATTTGGTTTTAAATTAATCTTTACTTGGGATCCATCTAAGTAGGCACTATATGTTCCTATACCAGATGATGCCTGTGATAGCGAATTATTTGTAGTAAGCTGTCCATATTCTAATAAATGAACATTATTTCCATCATTTATAATTGTAATTTCATTAGTTTCATAATAAGAAAAATCTGTAGATCCAATTTGAACTAAAATTTTCGAAGATCTATAGGTGGAGGCAATTCCAACAATTGTAGTTGAACTTTCAGTACCTTCAGGAATTATTATGGAATTTGTATTAATAATTACAGAGTTTCCCAAATTGATCGATCCAATCCCACTCACTATATCGTTAAGAGAGAAAGAAACTGATTGTAAATAATAATCATCAAACCTAGATTTATTTGGGTAAAATAGTAAATTGCCGAAATTTCCGGAAACATTAAAATCAAAAAATCCTAAATCTTCATAAGTAGACAATCCATATTGATTAATAAATCCAATACTATTATCATCATGTACAAGTGATATTAAACTAAATTGTTTTATATTTTCAAATCTTTGATTTTCAATTATAGTAAAATACTTTATAGTTCTATATTCACTTAAGATAAAGGAATCTGCAATAGAGAATTTTGTAGGTCTTGGATTACTATTAAATTGCTCTGAAAGATCATCAATTTTTAAAACTCTATTTCCAATAGATTCTATATAATCTTGAATAATTCTAAAATTGAATTTGATTTCACTTGATCCGATTTTCCCATCTACGCTAATATTATTCTCGCTGGCAAGATCAAAATCATAAACACAATTTAAATCGACAAATCTTGATAAATTTGCGATGCGATTAAAATCTCCTTGATTTTGCTCTGTGGAAATACCAATATTTTCTGGGACAGATTCTACTATTAAATTTCCAAATTTTTTAAAACCTGCTGTATGATTTAAATTATTTACAACATCATTCCAAGTATCAAAATCTTTTTTCGTTTTTATTGCATACGAAAAATATTGGTAATAATCACTATCATGAACTCTTTGAAAATCATTATTTAAAAATCCAGTTTCTGTATTCCAACCTTTTCTGGAATTAGACTGCCCACTTATTTTATAATTTGTTTCAAAATCTAATACTTTCTCTACAATAGCAGCAGATCCAGAAGTTTTGCCTACTATAATATCACTTGTATTGAAATCATCTGTTGTTGAAATCTTTAGTTGTCTACTATTTGAATTCCAATTCAAAACATTTCCATTCGATGAGAAAGAATTTGTAACCACTTCTCCCTTATAAAAATTATTTGTTTTTAAAACAGTATTGAAAATTGGAAAATGTGATTCTGGTATTATTCTTGCATTGGACCTTATCTTATCAAAAGTTCCCAAAACATCTTCATTTTTTAAATAAGAAGAAAGATTAAATGTTACAGTTCCTATAGTTCCTCCAATGTTTGGATCAATTTCAGTAAGAGTAAACAATTCATAATTATAATCTTTAGAGTTATATCCTTTTTCTGTATTTACACCTATATTAACCCCCTCGATCAATACTTTGCTGCCAACTTCAAATGGATAATCTCCAGGATCGCTAAAACTTGACCCCAAAGTTACTGTTACATCTTTAGATGTATTATTGAATGTAATATTATCAATTTTAAATCCATTTGAGTTATTTATTGGTATAATTTTAGGTGTTACATCATTAATTAAACTACTATTTTTAATTATACTAACTTTAGAATCTCCAAAATTGTAAGATAATTCAACATCATTAATTATCTCATTTGTTAGTCCATCAATAATTAAAAGTGATGGTTCGGAAATATAATTTTTTCCAAAAGATGTAATTCCAATATAGTCTAGTGATGCTAAAGATTTTAATGTTAAAATAGTTGGCAACTTTGCTGTAGGTCTAACACTATAGTCTATTGGATAATCAAAACCAATATCTAATATTTCTGTAGATAGAATTTTTCCAATACTATTCGTTTCCGGTTTTAATATTGATTTTTTACCAAAGTCAGATTTTACGCTAATAGATGGTAATAATGTATAATTTCTACCTCCACTTAAAAGAGAAACTTTACTAATGGCACCCTTTGCAGTTGATGATTTATTGATAGTATATTCGATACCTTCTTCGTAGGAAGTTTCTTCGGGCAAATCTAAGATATTAAACTCAAAAGTATTTGAAGAGATTCCAACAATAGAATAATTACCATTATATGAACTATTAATTAATGAAATTTTATTAAATCCTGGAATTTCATTATCAATAAAAATGCCTTTTTTAACATCTGTGTTTAGTTCCAAATTAATAGGTACTAAATTATAGAATAATTCATTTGCAATTTTATCATTTAATCTTATAGTAACATTTGCTGTAGAATCAATTCCAACTTTTCCTGTTTTTTCTACTTCAAAAATTTGTGATGATTTTGTAGAATCAAATTCATCAATAAATTTACTATCTCGATATAACTTGAAGTCAAATGCTGAATATTTTACATTATTTTTTGTAAAAGCTAACGAAGAATCTGATAGATCAAATACTATTGTTCTATTTTTTATAAAATCTAATGGAGGATTAATCAAAGATAAAGTTCCCGACTCGGATGTTGTGATATTAATAGTTTCTGGGATACTTTTTATTGCTTGATAGTAACTATCGGATAATCTAATTTTATTCGAATCTATTACTACAACATAATAAATTTGATTATTAACTAATCCAATCGAGGGAGTTTCTGCTGTATATATAACTTTTTGTCCTGTTTTATATTTGTGATTATCAATTGTAATAGTTCCTGTTGCAGTATTTACTGAAGAAAAACTTATTGGATTGATAACTAATCTTCTGTTAAAGTCATTATATTTAACTGTAAAACTAGTCGAAATAGAAGGTTTTACTTCAATATCAATATTATCAAACAAAGATAGTTCGTGAGATTCTTCTGTAGTAACTATTACTTTATTGTTAGTAATTTGTCCTGAAAAAATATTTTCATAATTTGTTTTAAAACTATGAATATCCCCTATACCAACAGAATTGAAATATAAAATATCATCTTGAAGTGTTGATTCTAATGCAATTCTAGTAGTTGATATTCCAATAAGATCATTAGAAATCTTTTTAACATAAACTATAGAATTATTTAAAAGTGAGAAACTAGAAGTTCCATCGGTTGAAACTGAAATTTGAGTTCCTCCATTTGAGGAATATGTTAAAGAATTTCCAGTAATTAAATTATGATCTTTGATATAGATAGACTTTGTTGGAATTGTAAGTTGAGTATCGCCAACTCCAGGATTTGAAAAATAAATGGTGCTAACAATTCCAACTCCAGAAATCGTTCCTAAACCAATTGATTCTTTAGGATCAAAATAAAATTCTCTATCGATATTAAAATTATATGAAGTTGAAATACCAAAATTAAGTTCTAATTTTCTAGGTCTTTCTGTAAGTGCAAATCCAGCACTATAAGAAGTTAAACCAATAGTTTCATTTTGGTTGCGAAGGACTTTAATTCTTGATGATGTTTTATCAATACTTAAAATTTTAATCTGCTCATTTCCAATTTGATAAATATCATTTTCTCTAATTTTTGGATAATTTAAATTACCAGATACGTCAAAATAGGTAACAATTCCAGTATATTGTGCAGATCCAACCCCAACATATAAAACTAATTTATTATTTTCTACTAATATATTTCCTGATTTTTTGTAATCATAGTTTCCTGTAAATGTTATCGGATCATTATTAAGGTAACCATGTGGAATAGTTGTAAATCCAATAAATTTATTATTATACGGAAAAAATATAACATCATCAAATGATGTTGTAGAAACTTTAATTTGAGAAACTTTTTTACCTTTTATTGAAGAAATTTTTGCCTTCGCTCCAAATCCAGTTTTAGCATCAAAAATTAATTCATCTCCTATCTTATAGTCTTCTCCACTACTTTCTACTTTTATAGAACTTATAGATCCTTTTGAACTATTTTTTATTATAGAAGTATTTTGATTTATCTCATTAGGATTTAATAGATATTGATATGAAGTAATATTGTATGGTGAAATATTTCTTTTCCAATTCGTTTTGTTTATATCAATATCATCTTGATTTGATCCAATTGAAAAATTAAATTCAATTGGTTTAGATTTATATGATTTTCCTACTACATATGGAAATATTGGTTTTTTATAGTTTTTAAATGAACCCGATTCTTCAGCATTTTCTGTGTTAATTGTTGTAAAATATGCGTAGATTCCATTAGGATAATCTGGAGTTATGCAAAATCTTCCATTATGCTCATCTAAATCACCATCTCCACTATAAATATAATCTTCAATAAAAAAACCATCTGGATAATTGGGTCTTTGATTAGAATTAATCAGAAGATTTAAATCGGTTCTTAACTTATAACCAGATTTTAAAGTTATAACTTTACCACCATTTTTTGAAGAAAAACCATTGGGCCCGTAAATTGGATTTCCATCATATGCCCAACCAATAATTGGAGAGTGAGCGTTAGATCCACCATCAGAGTCTGGGTCAGACTCTGATGCATCAGAGTCTGGGTTTACTTCCTTTCCATCTAAAATATTTAAATCTGAAACAAATTTTATGTTCCCATCTTCAATTGTAGTTGCTTGTACAGAAGATCTTAAATTTCTTGGGGCATATGCATGTGTATATTGAAGTCCATAAACATCTTTAAATCCGGCAAATAAAATGCCATCATCATCATTTATTTTTTCACTTTTTATTAGTCTTTCAACTAGATTAATTTTCCAAGATTTAATTTTTACTTCAAATTTTGCTCCAGATCCTGCAGGGACTACTATGATCGATGTATTTTTTGAATCATATCCAAATCCACCATAAATCACTTTAACACTAATCAAAGTGCCATTTGACAATATTGGAGTTAATACCGCACCCACTCCTATTCCATCAATTATAATATCTGGTGGTGAATTAAATCCTGTTCCTGGATTTAATATTAAAACTTCTTTGATCTGTCCATTTAAAATGATTGGTTTTAATTGACATCCTGATCCAGAATTTAGATTTATTTGTGGTTGAGCATTATAATTAATAATTTCGGTAGATCCATAATTTGAACCTCCGCTATTTACAAATATAGATTGAATTCCTCCTCTAAAAATAGGTACAATTGAAGCCTCAAAATTTTGATCAGAAAGTGTTGAGACTCCTGTTCTACCTTTAATATTTACTTTAATTTTAGGATAATTGAACTCGTGGATTCCACTACCATTAGTGGTTAAATTAACGTATCTCTTAGTATCATAGTAAAAAGAAGCATCTTCCCCAAAACTTCCAATACCCAATTGTGATAATTTAAAAGTATCATCATCAATTTTAGTTACATAATACGATTGGGAAGTGGATAGACCTCCTATTGGAATGCTTGTTGAGTTATATACAACTATTTCTCCACTATTGTATCCATGATTTTTAATTGAGATTGTATTTGAAGCAGTATTAATTCCACTTGCTCCGGTAGTAACTAATTTATTTTGATAGTTTTTTCCCTGTGACTCGACAACAATTGAGCTAATTATTTTCTTTTTATTTTTAGATTTAAAAGAATGATTTCCTATACCATAAGAAGTTAACTTAATTGTGTTTATTCCAACAACAGCATCCTCTAAAGATTTATGAAGATTTATATTAAATGCATCTTTAACGGAAACAAAATAAGTTGAGTTTGTTGATAAACCGCCAACTGCAGTCTGAGTATCTGTTATATAAGTAACTTCTTCAGTATTCCTAAACTTATGATAACTTGAAAATCCTATTTGATTGATTGGATCTAATTTTACTAATCCTGCAGAATTAATTGAGTTAAAAGAAATATTATAATCAAAAGAAGTTAGATTTACTTTAGCTGATGCTCCAAATCCATTTCCTCCGGTAATTTCAATTTTTGGTTCCTCAATGTAATCAAATCCCGGATCTATAATATCAATTCTTTCAAGACCTCCTATTACTGAGCAATAACCATTTGCTCCAGAACCATTTTTATCGAATATTGATAATACTGGAGGATTAATTATATCATATCCAGATCCTGATGCAGTAGGGATAATATTTTCAATAGATCCATAGTAAATATTATCATTAGATTTGTAGTTAAGAATTTCAACTCCATTTGCAAAAATTCCTATTAACCCGGGTTTTGTTTCGTATAAATTTCCATCAGTTTCTGGTTCTGAAATTTTTCTAATTATTTTTTGGGACTCTAGTAACTGCGTGCTTAAATCTTTAAATGTGAAATTGGTAAGTTCAAACTTAGCATTAGTGACAGAACCATTTACCTGTACAAAGTTTTCTGTAAAAATATTATTTCTACTTCTTGCCAATTTTACTTCAGTTTCACTAACTTTTTTAATAAAATAAACTCCCGTAGAAATTCCTAATGAATTTTGCTGAGTTGGTTTATATACTATAGAGTCTCCCGTATAAAATCCATGTTTTCCAATTTTCAATACTGTACCATTAAAAGTACCGCTAAATTGAATGGAGTAATCATTGATATTTAATGGAATATTTAAATATGATGGAAGAGATGGCGAAGAAACATATATTGACCCATCATCATCCAAATAAACATTTTGTACATTCGATGTATACTTATTAACTGATGGATAATTGTTAGATATTACTTTATTAATATTCTTTTTGGCAATATAGATTTCCGATTCCTTTAATATGAGTGCTTCTGAACCAAATTGAATTGTAAAAGAATTTTGATCATTAATAAAAACAACATTTCCAGGCTGCTCAAAACCAGATGAAGATATTAAAGATATTATATCACCTATTTTAAAAAAATGATTTTCAATTAAATCAATACTATAAGATTTGTCTGAACTATCTAAAAGTCTGATTGATCTGACATTATACTTTACCGGAATATTAAAGAACCAATTATTTGCTTTATAATCTTTTGAATCACTTCCAAGATTTTTTATTTTTACAATATCTCCAGGAGAATAAAAATATGATTCTAAATTATTTAATGACTCTGTTTCCAAGTCAGATAAAACACCAAGAATTCTAACTTTTATTTTTTCATCATCTAAATTTGAATAAGCATATGTAAAATAGTCATATTTAACTTCAGTTCCTTCGGGAATGTTTTGATCAATTTGAGTACAACCTAAAAATTGATTTAATGTTTTTGATGTATAACCGACACTTAATGAGGTCCCATTTGGTAAAATAATATTAACCAAACCATTTAAAATTGGAAAACCTACAGTAGAATCTACTTCAATTGTTGTTGACCCAGATTTTGTTTCTATTAAAGTTTTTGTTTTTGGATGTATTTTAAATTCTCCATATGTAGATCCTTTTGGTTGGATATCCTTATCATAATCATAATCCAAACTAATAATGTAATATTCTTTTAGATTTCTTTTGATTTTTTCGATTTTAGTTATTGTTCCCTGTGCTAAGTTTAAATTTTCATTCGAATCAGTATATTGATAAAGAGTTCCATTAACAAATTGCTCAGGATCTCCTTCAATTTTTTCTACAACTAAATCTGATGTAATTCTATATTCTGCACCCGATGGAATGATTAAATAATCTCTAGGCCTAATTATATCAACTTTCTCACCATATAATGCAGAAAATAAAATTTTAAATGAATTGTCAGTTCCTTTAGATGAATAAAAATCTATTGCTTGCTTTGCAAACAATCTTTCATTTAAATTAGAATATAGTTGTCTATTTTCAAGTCCAGGTGTAATTTGTTTTTTTACTTTTATAAAAAATTCTTTTAGAAAAAGAACACTCAAATTTACTACGGTTGTTGTAGAATTGTGTTCTTGAGATTCCGATTCATTAAATACCAATTCTTTATATGAAGTAACTCCACTAAATCCTCTAACACAACCTTCAAATGTCGTTGAAGTTTTTGAAGAATATGTGATTATTTCAGAATCAATTAAAAGTAAACCAAATTTATCAGGAAATCCTGCAGTTGATTCTACTCTAATAGTAGAATCAAAAAAAGTTAAATCAGAACTTAAAATCGTTGAGTCAATTAAATTTGTTAGATTATCAACTTTAATATATTGATCAATATTTTCAAGTATGTCAATAGTTCCACCTTGATTTTCTAAAGAAGTATAATATTGTGATAAAAATTCAGATGCTAAAGGAAATTCTTCCCTAATAAACTGTGGAAGTTGATTTTCAATAACTGAATTAATTTTGATTCTGGTTTCTTTCATTTTATTATATTCTTACAAGGTCTCCGTTAATATAACTTGATGTAAATTTATAAGAAGATCCAGATACATCTGAACCAGAAGAAATTACATCCGAAAGCATATTTAATTTAATACTACTAATATCTAGTTGTAAATATAAATCCTGCAATCCGATTACATCATTTGATTTGGGGATAGCAGAAATTTCAATTATTGGTTGCTCAAATAATACTTTATTAGTAGAACTTATATTTACCGGATATAATTTTATTTCACCTTTTAAGTAATTTATTTGTCCAGCATTTCTTTTTGCAATTATTGGTTGAGAATTTACTAACTTGAAAAAGAAAATATTACCATTAATTCCATCAGAACTTGGAATATCTCCAATGTATAAAGTATCAGTTAATCCAGATATATTAAACCCCGATGATTTTACATTATACCCATTTAAATTTTTTATGTAAAATTCATTACCAAAACAAATTTCATAATCGGCAAAAGAATTTAATAGAACTCCCAAGTCACGTCTCATTTGAACTTTAGTAATATTTGATGTAATAGAAGAATCAGAATCATCAATTATTTTTAAATACTTGCTATACTTGAATCTTGCTCCATATTTATTTAATTCTTTAGAGTTGGAGTAATTTTTAATATTATTAAATATTTTATCTTTAAGAAAATTTGGATCTAAAGTTGTGTTTGAATTATAATATGCTGTAGTATCTGTTTCCAAGTAAAGATATTTCAAATCTATAATTTCCGGAACTATTCCAGCAACAGAATATTTTCTTAAATCTCTTTTAATATTTTCTTTGACTTGATTTGAAACAAATGGACCATTGATTGGTTTAATGCTTATAAAAACTCTTCCATATTTTGGTGGGTTTAAGTCCTCTCCCCCAAAAACAGATACTGATTCTGTTTCTGGATATATCTTTGGTACAATAGTTTCATAATCTGTTGCTGTAACGGCACGGTTTTGTGATGCATATTTTCTAGGTGCATATTTTTTAATGGATTCAACCGACTCTATTTCTCTACCATTTTGCGAAGGAGAATTGGTAGTAATAAGGGATATTCCAGAGGTTATAACGCGGTTAAGATCATCTATGATACGTCCGCTAAAATTAAATGAGGATATTCCATTTCCATTTTCTCCATTCGTAACATTATAAGAAACTTCGATATAATTTAAGTTTTCTAGTTTTTTTCCAAATACCCCATCGCCAAAAATTAACTCATATCTTTGATCTTCTATTTCCTGTATAAAGAAAACTTTAGATTCTGAATCAATTTCAAATAAATTTTTTGCAAGATTATAGGTATTTTTTACAGTACTTGATTGTGTATTTCTCACAAAAACTCTGATAGAATCTACATCAATATTTGCATTATTTAAAATAAATTTTTGATTAGTGTTATTCGCATCAACCGTAAAGTTATTAGTTACAAATGTTCCCTCATAAATGTCTATATTTTCAAATAGTGCAATTCCATTTACAACTGGAGTTGATATATCTTGCGGAATAATAAAAGAATAACTTTGATTTCCAAAAGTAGTATTTGTGGTACAAAGTACCCCATTTTTAAGCGTTAGTATAATTGGATTAGTGGAAAATCCTGTTGTATCAACAAAAAAAGATATATTTGCCTTTGCTGCAGAACGAGAATGTGGAACATATCCAATATTTCTCGCAAGAGAAACTACATTTTCTCTTAAAGTAGCACTATCAATAAAAACCTCATTGCTAATCATATTAGCATTGTATGAGGAAATATATGTATTATATGCTAAAAGATCTATTATATATGAAAGATTTGATCCTGCAAAATCATAGTCAGTAAAATTTGAATTCGCTCTCAAGTATTCACGAAGAGAACTTTTTATTTGATCGAAGTCTAAATTTGTAAAATTAACTAATGCCATTTATCTTGTTGGCTGAAGTGCAAATGATAATTGTTGGGGCAAAACATCAATCCCTACTATATTGTAAATTATAGTTACATTAAACTCATCCTCACTATAATTTGGAAAAACTCTTACTTCAATAAGATCTACTCTTGGTTCATAATTTCGAATAGTATTTTCAATTTCATCTTTAACTATTGATGCTGTTATTTCATCAATATTTTCAAAAAGAGATCGACTTACTCTAGATCCCAGATCTTCATCAAAAAATCTTTCTCCGGGATACGTAAGTACTAAATTGCGAATAGAGCGAGCAATTGCACTTTCGTTATTAAGTGAAATTAAGTCATATTTTAGTGGATTGACTTGAAAAGTCATACTTAGGTCTTTAAAACCTTTACTGACTCGCTCTAAAGGCATAAAATGTGTAAAAACTGTATTATTTATCTTAGTTTTTTATATTCGTAGAGAGGTTCTGTGCCATACTCCCAATCATCATAATCGTCATCATTACGAATTTTCTCATGAATTTCATTTTGATGGTAAAAATCATGCTTTTTTGGTGTTAAATCATCATTCGAAATTTCCCTAAGCATTTTTTGCTTGGAGATTTGATTATCCCAACCATATTCACTTGACAAATATTGAGTTCCCCACTCATTTTTCATAAAATTTTGATCTTTGTCTACTTTTTTGGTCATTTTTAGCTCCTGATTATTAAAATCAGAACTTTTTACGGGGTTGCTATCCCGTTTTTTATTATATTGTAGTCATCTTCTAGAATTTCTTTCAAATATTCTTTATCCCACATGCTATAATATGAAGTTTTTGCTAGATTTTCTCTAAATTTTTTCAATTCATCAGTTGGTTGGGACAAAATAAGATTATATTTTCCGTTATTTGTTTTAATACCATTAATATATGTAGCATAATTTGAACAATCTTCAAAAAATTTCCATTTTTTATATTTTGAATTGTAAAATTCAACCCAAAGTAGAATAGCATCCAAATCAAAATAATCTTCTACTATGAAAATAACAACTTGGTATCCTTCAATTGGTGCAATATCTTCTACAGAACACTCTATAATTTTAAATTTTGATTTTTTTGCAAAAGGACATATAGAAAATCCATTTAATTCTTTTCTCGATTTGGAAACTTCTTCTATCCAGTTTAATATATAAAGTTCTTTTTCTGAAGACATAAAAAAAGAGTGCTTATTTCTATTTAAGCACTCTATAAATTATTTACCTTGACCTCTATACTTCTTTTTTGGACCATTACGGGCAGTTGCAGAAAGAAGTGTTCGTGAAGAACGACCTTGCCTTGTCTTTTTCGGAGGTCCTTTTTCGAAAACGGTTTTATTTAATGCCATTAGATTTCCTCCAGTTCAAGTAATGTAATATCAAATTCTTCATCATTATAGTATTTAAATGAAATTTCGTCAAGAACCTCAGCACATTCTTCATGGGTGAGGTTCTGGTATATCTTACGACCTTTATATAAGATATTAAACTTCATTTAAGATTAAATTACACGAGTTTTTTCGTGACCAACTCGAATACGTGGATCGCACCAGATATCAAATCCTTCTTCTTTTGCATCAAGACAGAATGATACGTCTTCGCCGCACATATCTTGAACGTTTCCAGATTCAAAGACTTGCATTTTAGGAGCAAACCAAGGATATTCGAGGTTTTCAAATACTCCTTTCTTGATTAGAACCCATCCAAATCCGGTGTAATCAACAGTAAACGGTTTACGACGCTTACTGATCGATTCTACGGTTTCGTGATTCATAACTCCACCATTCTTACGGAAGTCATCTTCTTCCAACCAGTGAGCTACAGAGGTTGTACGTCCATCTTCTGTAGCATACCAACCAGCAACGACGCTTCTTTGCTTTGATTCATCAACTGCATAGTTGGTTTGAGTGGTTCCATCTTCCAGTTCAATTGTTTCTTCAACAATTGCTTCTTCGGGGAAAGCAAGATCACAGAGTTGCCAGAATTTTTCTGTATTGAATACAATATCACTATCAATCCAGAGTTGATAGTCATAATTTAGTTTTCCATCCCAGGGAATTTGTTTAGGTCCTCTTAGAACATTTGCACCAAGACATTTGCATCGTGCAAAGTTTACCATTGATGAATAGTCTTGAGAAATTTGAATGCTCATTCCATTTTGCACTAGATCAAAACAAAGTTGAACAAATGCTTTAAGGAAAGTAAAAGAGCATCCGCGGCCAGGAAGGCAAAATACAATACTCTTGCCTTTCATTCTTTGTTTAATTGCATCATAATCCCAGTCAACTTCACTGGGTTTTGGTGCTGCTGCTTTAACAGTAAATCCTTTTGCCATAAGAAAAAAAATCCTTCAGTTCATTTTAACAGTATATATATGCATTGTCAATAGGAACTATCCAGAGAGACATTCCGGTTCACCATAAGTTCCTCATAAGATAAATCAGAAATTTTATAGTCTGTGTTTATAAGATCAATCATGTTATTTAAGGTTTTCCAAGTTACTTCAAAATCATCTTCTTTGATCGAGTGAAATATGCAGCGGTCCTTTGCATATATGTGATAAATCTTTTCCATTACTCTATTCTCCCATAGTTATCTTCTAAACGCACAATATCTTCTTCATCACATATACCAAGTTGAACTTCAATTATTGAGATTCCATTTTTACCCGCTTTGAGACGATGTGTTTCTTTTTTTCCTATAAAAATTGTGCTACCAACTTCTACATTTTTCACAGTATCTTCTAAAGTTAATTCTCCATCACCCTCAACAACTGTCCAATATTCTTCCCTATGGAAGTGATATTGGAGAGATATTGAGTGGTTTGGAGAAATAATGATTCGTTTTACTTTATAATCAATCTCATCTAATAGTGTTTCAAATACTCCCCATGGGCGAACTTCTGTAGGCATAAATTTTTTCCGGAATTTTTTATCTCAATGCATTATATATCAAGACAATTAAGAATCCGATAGTACCTCCAAAAAATCTAAAGCACTGCCGAGGATATCGTATTAACCACCCTGCAAAAATAACCTTCCAGAAATTCCAATAAGGACTTCGAGATTTCTTATATTTCATTTTATAAAAATGGGTCTTGTAGCATTTTTTATTCGGAAAAATTTTTTATATTAAAGCGATAGAAAGGTCGAAAAAGACATACAGTGTAGGTTAGGGTAGTTATCGATTTTTATACGGACCCCCATCAACCGCAACGCCGCGCCGCGCTATAAGAAAC